ACCCCTTCACCCGGCCGCGCGGGCGCAACAAGCCGCCGGCCGGCCGTTCCGCCCAGTTAGCTTCCCCTCCCCCTTCTTCCGATCGGCCGCTGCTGCTTCACGGGACCCCCTCAAGATTTTTTCTGGATTTTCACGGATTAACCTGAGTTCGGCCATGACGAACATCTCCGTGGCTCTGGGAGTCCTTCCACTGTGGCGACGCGTGGATGGGATTCTTTCCTCGCTATGGACTTCGATCGGTAGCAAGGAGAGCGTATCATGTCAGAGTACGTAATCGTATCGCGGCACCCGGCCGCGGTACAGTTCGTCCGGGAAGAACTTGGTCTCGGCGAGGACGTGCCGGTCCTCGCGACGGCGGACGCCGCTAACGTCCGCGACAAAGTGGTCGCGGGCAACATTCCGCTGCACCTCGCGTGTCTGTGCCGGTACGTCGTGGCCGTGGAGTTCGACACGCCTCCGCGCGGCGCGGAGTACACCCTGGAGGACATGCGCCGGGCCGGGGCGCACCTGAAACGGTACAGGGTGACACGGATCGGATGAGTACTCGCGTGGTGTAAGTGGTAGCACGCCGTCGTTACGACGACCGGGGCGGATATCCCAGCCGGCGGCATGATGGAGACGTCCTGACGCCGCACGGCTGCCCGGTCGGGCGGAGCGGAGGTGTGGGTTCGAATCCCACCGCGGGTGTTGCAAGCCCACACCGCCGGGGCGGAACGGCGGAAAAGACAAGGCAAGCACAAGGAGTCCATAATGTTGCAGGTACGACTCACGAACCGGCGTCCAATTGCGATCAACGAAGACCTGTGGCCCATCATCGCGGAAGCGAAACGCGAATGGTACAACTCGCAGCATAAATTTCAGGCCACCCGCTGGTGGACTTCCGAAATTTCGGTCCGCCGGCACAAGGACGATGGACGGGCCATAGTGTCTGCGTCCTATTGCTACAGGACGCAATGGGCCGAAGAGCGCGACGAAGAGGTGCACCGAGGTGAGATCCTGCCCTCCGGCTCCGACATGTCGGCGGTCGAGGAGGCCATTCGTCGCGTCTGCAATGACCTGTCGGAGTCAGGAGCGAAAGAGGTGGGCCATCTGCAAGACGAGTGCTTGGCCAGTCTTCCGGCTGAGCGCGTCTAGGCTCACCGGTTCTGCGCACGGGCGGCTCGACGCACGGAGCCGCCCGTGCGCGATGCGTGGTATCCACAGATGTCGCGTCTGCTATCGTTTCTCTCCCCTGGAGGCAGGTAATGAAACTCTACAAATTGACCGATTGTGACGGGATGACCATGAACGAGACGCGGTGGGGACCTGGTGTCACGCACACGGCACCCGGAGATAGCCCCATCTGCGGGCCGGGTTGGATACACGCGTGGCGGTGCCCGCTACTCGCGGTAATCATGAATCCGGCCTTCGGCCGATTTGATCCTCGGACGATGCGGCTCTGGGAGTGCGTAGGTGAACCGGTAGTCGATGACTATGTCAAAGTCGGTTGCACTACGCTGACGACGCTGCGCGAGATCCCGCGTCCCGAGGTGGAGCTGGACAGGCGCGTCCGGTTCGGCATCCTCGCCGCGAGGACCGTCTGGAGCGAGAAGGTGTGGATCGATTGGTCGGAGTCATGGCTCTCCGGCATCGACCGCAGCGCAGAGGCCGCACAGGAGGGACGCCGGCGGGCGGAGATGGAGGACTGGATCGGCTGGCGCGCGGCATACGCAGCGGCCGAGGCCGCGGAGTACGCGGCCTACGCGCGCGACGGGATTAAACGACCTGTGGACGGAGAGGATGAGGCCGAGTACGCCGCGCGCGTGGCCGCAGAGGCCGCTGCCGGAGCAGCGCACATCGTACGGTACTCTGGCGAGGGTAGCATCGACCTTGTGGCGCTGGCGCGGGAGGCAACTAGATGAAACTGTGGAAATTAAGCGACGGTCAGACCCAATGGCGGTCCGGTGTCACACAGGTTTCGACCGGGCGCGGCCGAATGGGCGAACCGGACTTGATTTACGCCTTCCCAGACCCAATGTTGGCGGTGTTCATGAACCCCACGGCGGGCACGACCATGAGGCTCTGGCAGTGCGAAGGGGAGCCTGTATTCTCTGATGGTCTCCAGATCGCCTGCACGAACCTGCCAATCGTGCGAGAGGTATCGCCGCCCGAGGTGACCCCGGAGATGCGGGCACGGTTCGCCATACTCGTCGCGCAGCTCGCCTTCCGCGACCGTGAGTGGGTGACGTGGTCGCATGCCTGGCTCTCCGATCGCGAGCGGAGCGCGTCGGCGTCCGAGCGCGCAGCGCGCGCGGCGCGCGCTGCGATCGCCGCTGCAGCGCGGTACGCGGCATGTGCGCTCTCCTCGGCCGCGGATGTGTCGGCTGCCACGGACGCAGGCTCTCTGGCTCTGCGCGCGGATGCGGCATGCATCGCTGCGGCGGACGCGGCCGACGATGCTCGGGCCGCATCTGCGGCGGCATTCGCAGCGGACGCGGCGTGCGCTGCGTCGCGTGCAACGAATGCGGAGGAGGAGGCATACGTCGCACGGGTGGCGGCGTATGCGGTTCGCGCGGCGATGTCCACCAGTTGGATCGCCAAGGACGCGACCGTTGACCTCGTCGCGCTCGCACGGCGGGCCTGCGGCCTGCGCCGCCGCGCGCCGAAGCAGTGATCTGCCTCCTTTCCGTTCCCACTGGCCGTCCCACGCCGGCTAGACCGGGAACTCCTCCGACATCGTTCCATCGAGCTCACGCCCGCCGTGGCGCGTGAGCTTCTTGAGGAAGAACGGCACCCGCTGCTCCTTACACCAGGCGCGCAAATCGCGTACCCACTCCAGCGAGAGCGGACGCGCACAGGGCCCGGTCTCGGCCCCGCAGATCACCCAGTCCGGACTCACGTTGGCCACGACCGAAGGGGACAGGTCGATCGGACCCAACATCGGTTCGCAGCTCACGAAGCGTATGATCGCCGGCGTCGCCGCCAGGAAGGGCCATCGCTCATTGACACGCTGTTGGTTTTCGGCCGTGATGCCGAGCCAGACGTTGGGCCGGACGGGCTCATCGCGCAGGAACCTGTGCATCTCGTCGGGCCGCTTCGTCAGTACGAGATACGTGTGCTGCGGGGCCCGGATGAATCGGTTCCACACCTGGATCCGGAAGGAATCCGGAACCTTCGGATGGAACAAGTCGCTCATCGAGCAGACGAAGATTCGTCGCGGCCTGCGCCAATGCAGCGGGATATCCAGACGGTCCTCGTGCAGGGTGATACCCCAGTGCAAGCGGAACCGACGGTGCATCCGTTCCGCGTAGCAGTGCTCGCATCCATCGCTGACGGGCGTGCAGCCGGTGACCGGGTTCCAGGTCGCGTCGCACCACTCGATCTTGGTCTTGTGGCTCATCTTGTTGATCCTCCTGGTTTGGTGGAGATCGAAAAGACCGACACCACAACGCCTGGGTGGCTGATGACGGACTCGGCTTTTCCCTCCTGGACGTACACTTTGCAGGCCGACATCCCAATCACCTGGGCGTCATCATACCAGAATACGCCCGTGCAGGCGTCCAGAACGGCACGTACGAGCTTGTCGAGGTCAGGTTTGACGATTACGCATGGGCGTTTTTTGGGGGGTGCGCTCTTCGGTCGAGGGAAGGCGAAGGTCATGCTGATATGAATGGGGTCCCGCAGGGGTGGAACGGACCAGACGCGCGTGGCGAAGTATTTGATGGCAGCCTCCCATTCCTTCAGGCGCGGATTGTCGGAGAGCGTGACAATCTTTCCGGTCTTCGCGTGTCGAAAGGATCGGGTGCTCCCCTTGGTGGAAGGTACACCTGGCACTTCGAATCGGACGTGCATATCAGGCTCCTCGTCTGGTGTCTGGAGTTAGCGCGAAAGTTAGCACGACGTTGGTACGTACCGCATACAAATCGGGACGCTCCAGGATACGTACCCATCCAGGAGGCCCCAAAACGCGGTTTTGCTCGGCCTTTTTCCGCACGAAAGCCCGGCGCAATGGATTTGTAAAGCGCAGGCTAATACCTTTTGGCTCGTTTAGGCTGCGAGGCGACATGCCTGATCGCAAAAATCACGCTTCCGAAAATGCGAGCTTTTGCACATCATCACTACATCTCGCATTCATCGTCGCGAGATACTGATGTTGTGAACTCAGATACCGGCTTCGGAATCATAGTGTCCACATCTCGTATTTCGCACGCCTTCTGACGCAGCAGCATCACGATCAGATTGTAATATTGCCCGACGCGATAGGGATGTTCCGTGTTCGGCCTGTATATGCCGAGCTTGGCGGCACACCCTTTACATATATCCATCTCATATTCTTCGTCACACCAGTTGATATGGGGTGTCACACACTCGCATTGAGCGGCTGGCGTCATTTTCTTGCAAATGTCACATGCTACCATCTTCATATACCATCTCACTTTCTGCAACTTAGCACAAAAGTTAGCATCGTCGTCGTCATCCGACCCTGTTCATCAGTCTGTCGGAGATCGCCCTGGCCTGGGCTACGGCATCCTTACGGATCTTGGAATAGTACTTGATCGTGGTCTCGATGGAGGAATGTCCCATCAGCCGCTGGACGGTGTGGGGTGGCATGCCGCCCTCCAGCCAGTTCGTGCAGCAGCTCTTGCGCAGGCTGTGGAATTCGCAGCGTGGTACTCCGGCAACCTCACACAGGTGTCGCCACTCCTTGAGCATGTTGTTGAGGATGCTCCTGAGCGGTGGCCACTTCCCGGCCTTCCGCATTGCCATGACGTACTCGAAACGGCGCGGCGGGACGAAGACATAGGGGTTCGAGGCGACGGCGGTCTCCCGGAGCTTCATCAGGTTCTCCCTCGCCGAAGCCGCGAGCGGGATGGTCCGCTTCTCGTGGTCCTTGGTCGTCCAGGGGATGAGACCGTCGGATTTCTTGGACTGAACGGTAATCTCGCCTCTGACGAAGTCCACGTCGGACCAGGTCAGGTGTTCGATCTCGCCGCGTCGGAGCCCGGCCGTGTACGCAAGCGCGATCATGCCCTTCCATCGAAGCCACTTGTCCGGATTGCGGGGGCTGCTGCCGCGCGCGTCGGCCCTCGGCTCCCTGGTTCCGCCCTGAGCGATCCATGCATCGCATTGGTCGAGGACCCGTGCGATCTCATCCACCTGATACCAGTGCCATGCCTTCTCCTCGCTTCTGAGCTGCTTGCGCTGGTTCTTCGTCGCCCATGGGTTCGGACGGATACCCTCGTCGTTCCAGATCCGACGAAGGCAGGAAAGGTTCCCGAAGACGGTCGCCGGGGCGACCTCGGTGCGCCGAAGCTTCACGAAGCGCTTGGCGTCGTTCGGGCCGATCGCGGCCGGCGGTCGGTCCGCGCCGACGATCCGGATCAGGGCGTCGAGGGCGAGCTTCAGCGACTTCAGGCTCGCCGGGGAGATCGTACCTTCGGTCTCCTCGATGTACCCGGCCGCCCACTCTCCGAGCGGCATTACCTCGAAGCGCTTGCGCTCGGGCTCCGGAGGGGGCGGGTTTCGCAGGGCCTCGCGCTTGGCCCAGCGAAGTTCCTCCGCCTCGCGCTCGGTCAGGCGCGGCCCCTTGCACCATGTCGGTTCCTGACCATCCCTGGCCGGCGCCCACCATCCGATCGTCTCGGTCTTCACTGGATGGCCGAACTGCAGCCTCCAGGTCCAGCGTTCCTTCGTCTCATCGATGAAGTGCCGGACCAGTCGCACGGAACAGGACTCACTCATGGGGGTTAACCTCGCTTTCCCGAACCAACCCGTGCAGTTGGTGATAGACGTCGAGGATGTCTCCAGACCCTCACGGGTGCCGGCAACTGCACGGGCTGGGTCGGGGGATGGCATCATCAGGTGTGGTCCTCGATCTCATCACGCCTGCGTTGTACCAAATTCAGGTCTTTTCCGCAAGGTGTTAGCACAAACTCCCTCTTTTTGCGGTAAAACCGGCGATTGGCGGCGCGGGGTCTCTTCCGTTCGTGGCTGGCGCGCCGGCTCACCCAGGCCAGGACTGCTTCCTTGGGGTATCGGTGGATGCACTTTCCGTCGGGCCCGCGGAAGCTGACGTAGGGCAGACCCTGCCGCCATCGCTGGTGGGCGAGCCACTTCGGGTCGAAGGGCATGCGTAGCAGCTCGCAGAGCTCCTCGGGCGTCATCAAGTCGGCGCTCATGACCACACCGTCGCTGTCGGCAGGTCCAGAAGGTCCCTGGGGTCCTGCATGATCTTGTCGCGCGGGGGGATGAAGTAGGCCGGCGGTCGGTCCCCGTAGGCGCGGAGGAACCGGTCCTGCTTTCCGCTGCGGCCGAAGATCCATCCACGGACCCAGAACTCCGGGTATTGCTCGCACGTCACCAGCACGAACGGCATATCGTCGTCGTCGTTCTTGCGCAGGATCAGGCCCAGGTCGTGCCTCTTGCGCGTCCGCACGCCCCAGGTGCCGATGTCGGGTTCGCCCTGGAAGGCGTTGTTCCGGACGGGGTAGGCGAGCCGACGCCACTTGCGTACCGCCTCCTCGCCGCAGGCACCGAGGATGCTCTCCTCGAATGCGTTGGCCTTCGGCCCTCCATGTCCATTCGAGCAGTTCCCGCGCAACGCCGCCAGTTGTCGGATCACCCCGTTACGCGCGCCCCGCTCCATCTCATCCCAGCCCAGCCGAATCAGGATGCCATCACGCATCATCGCACCTCCCGAAGAACCACTGCGCCGCATACGTCGTATACGCGTCTCCTCATGATTCGTTCCTCCTTCTGTGCCACGATTATCGCTTCCTGATGGGACGTTTCCGGTGTTTCCGGCGTTCCCGCTTTGAGAGCGATGCGATCGCCCAGTCCAAGTCCTTGTAGAGCACGTCGATCTTGCGCTCCGCCTCAGCGAGTCGATGCTCCAAGTCTCGAACCTGAGCTGATCGATCGGTGTCCAGAACCTGGAGCCGGTCGAACTCCTGGTTGAGCCACGCGAGGTCCGCGAGCATCTGGAGCACAACCTCCTGGATGTGCCAGATACCCAGGGTCTTGCGGACACTGAGGACGATAGCCTGGAGCGGCCTGGTCACAGTCCCCTCCTCTCTCGGTCTTCGCGCAATTGCTGCCTCAGATCCCGGGCCCATTCCGCGAATTGGATGCGCGTGCATCGGCTTCCCCACCAGCAGCCGGCAATGAAGCCGACGGTAAACCCGGTCCATGCGGCAAGCATCAGCTCAGGTGTCATGCCTCGCTCCCTGGCTCGTCCGTCTCGAATGTCTCTTCCGATGTCTCGGCCAGCAGGGCCATGGCCTCCTGGTGGACCTGCTTGCGCAGCCGCTCCAGTTCGCCGGCCAGGCGCCGCCGAAAGGCCGCGTGGATCTCCGGCACGCAATCCGAGAGGGCGAGCTGAAGGGCATCGAGGATGACGGTCTTGCGCATGGCCTCGCCCCCTGAGATTTCGACGATGGGGTAGTCCTGGGTGGACCACCTCCTCGGCATGATCGTCTGCTTCGCCGCCTCGTCGCCCAGGTCGCAGAGGATCCGGTAGTTGGCGATCTTGTCGCCAGGGCTCACACTTGCTGGCATCGTCAATCCTTTCCGGGCCAATGGCCCATAGTGAATGATTTGTCCGTCTCCGGGACGCCGATCAGATCGACGTGGATGGCGTACATCTCGTACTCGGCGATCGTCTCGGTGTCCCATTGGTCGATGCGTGGGATTCGTGTCTCTCCGGTCCTCTGCCAGCGAATGAGGGCATTCTGCCATCGCCGCCAGCGCTCCGCGCAGAGCCGCCGATTCGGACCGTAGAATCGGATGGAGGCGTCGAGTTCGGCCTTCGCCCTCATCACCTCGATCTCGTCCTCGCTGGCGGCGCGGAGGCTCATGGCGATCCGTGGATTCGCATGAGACCACTGACAGCGCCAGAAGTCCGCGTCCGGTCGCGGCGCCGCATTTGATCTGGAAGCCATCAGGCGGTCGCGGGCTTCCCGGAAGTCCTTGAGGTGCGGTGTCCTCCTCTGGCAGGTGCACGCGACCTCTTCGATCACCAGGCCGGCATCGCGGAGGCCGAGCCCGTGGAAGACCTTCCGGAACCAGAGATCGATGATCGCCTCATTCGACTCGTTCGAGGGGAAGAAGCGGGCGATGCCCGGGATTACGTCGCTCAGGTACTCTTGTCGCGTCATGGCTTGGACTCCGGCAGCTTTCCGCCCATTCGCCGAATCGTCTCGTTGAGCTTCTCCTCCGGCGTCATTTCCCACGGCCGCTTCTTCGGGGCTTCTGGCCTGGGCCTCGGGCTCTTGAGGATCGCCCTGAGGTATCGCAGGGCGTTGCGCGGATTCGGACACGCGGAGACGGCATCCCGGATCGCGTCGAGGACCTTCGCCTCGCCGTACTCCTGGACCATCGCCCCCAGCTCGTGATACCCGGTCCCGCCCGACCACCGTCCCGGACTCCAGCCGTTCATCGCCGCCTCGATTTCCAGACTCACCAGGTCGGGAAGGTTCGTCTCCGGTTGGGGCTCTGCTTCAGGCTCGGGCTCTGGTTGTTTCGCCACGAAAGGGGGGGAGGGGGGATAGATCTTTCTCTTATCTTTATCTGATATTGATCTGATGCGTCTGGACGCACTGGATGCATCTGGATCAATCTGGACGCATCTGGATGCATCTGGATCAATCTGGACGCATCTGGATGCATCTGGATTCCCCCGGCCTATCTCCGGAGACCCGGGGTAGGGGTCGTATCGCCTGATCCTCTTCCCGTTTCGCGGCGTCTGCATCCGCTCAAAGTCGGGCATGTGCAGGTGCGGGCCCTTGGACGACTCGTACCGGATGAGGAGACCGTGTTCCACCAGCTCGACGATCCATCGCTCGATCTGCCGATACGTTACGGTCCGCATGGGTGCAGCCTTGGCCTTGAGCTTCCTGGGGTCCGCTACCACGTTTCCGAAGTCGTCCACGACCAGAAGGAGCCTCCAATACCAGAACTCCGCGCCGATTGAGACCGCGTTGATGCGATCGCCATGCAGCGCAACCTCGTAGAGGCGCCTGTACCGGCCATTGCGGAGATCCACCTCCGTGGCCATGGTGTCCTCCTACTGTTCCCGCGCCAGCTCCGCATCCACGACGATCGCCGCCAGTTTCCGCGCCTCGGCAGCGTCGGCGGGCGCAATCCAGTATTCCTCCGCCAGCGAGGACGGGCTCACCCGCTGCTTGCACGTGCGGATCCCCAGGACTTCCGGCATGGCGAGGATCGCAGCGCGAATGTGCACCGTCGCTGTCGGTTTGTCGCTACCCAGGATGTCCTCCGCCAGGAGCCGAAGCGTCACGCCGCACGGCTCGTGGGGCAGGTACGAGAGGACCTTACATAACCATCGTTCGTCTCGAAAAGCCGGCATCCCTGCCACCTGGTGCTAGATGGTGATCCGCCGCGATGTGACCGCCGCCATCACGTCCCTGGCTTGTTTCGGGGTCAGATCGGCCGGCGCGCACCGGAACATCGTATTGCAGTAGGTCACAAGGCGGGCCATGGCGGCCTCGACGGTCGTGTTGCACATCTCGGCGAGGCGGACGGACGCCGCCGCGATCAGGTCGGCTTCCGCAGGATCGGAATTGGGTTTCCGCGCCCGGCCGTTTCGGGCGTCGCCCTGCGCGTGACCTGCCTCCGACGCAGCGGTTGCCGCGTCCTGCTCGCGGTCAACCTCTGCCGCCTCCGTGGACGCCTCGGCGCCGCCGGCCAGACTCCTGGCCAGAGCCTTCGCCCCGGATGGGATCGGGGCCTTGGCCTCCGACTCCTCCTCGCCGAACAACTCTGCGACCGTCGTCTCACCGTCCTCCAGGCTGTTCCACGCCCCCAGGAGGGTCCTTCGATCCTCCTTCGTAAGAGCCGTAAGTCGCTTTCCCAACAGCTTCTCCAGCATCTCGGGCGAGACGTTCTTCGTGGAGAACCTGGCGACGATGTTCTGAACGGTCTTCTCGTCCAGATAGGAGTCCAGCTGTTCCTCCACGCACGCCTCCAGCTCGCTTCGCAGGCCCGGTGGAACCATCCGGTTGATGCACTCGCGAACGAGGATCGACTTCTTCGCCTGCGCAATCACTCCGTAGAAGCGGTCATCAGGAATCTGGTAAAGGGTCCCGTCGCGCCGCCGCATCATCTTGCTGAGCACTACGGAGTCGCGCCAGATACGGCCGTCATGAAGGTCGATGAAGGATGCGCTGATCCTCACCTTCTGAGCGTCGATATCCTCGATGCTCGTCTCGATGCGGTTGTACTTGTAGGCCGCCGCGATGGCCTCGGCGGCGCGGATCGAAAGCCCCCTGGCGATCTTCTGCGGAATGGGCTTGTGGCACTTCCAGCACGTGTCCTTGTAGCTCGAATTGTCGGATCCGCACGCCGGGCACTTCTCCATCCGCCCCACGGGTTTTGCGTACATCGCCGTGCTGGCGAATGTCCGGTAGGTGCGCAACTGGGCCTTGATGTCATCCAAGACCTCCTGGTGGTTGCGCGGGTGACTGGCCGACAGGGACTGGATTGACTCGTTGTCCATCTTCACAATCGCCAGATCCCTCGGCAGCCCGGCTACTGCCTCCACAGGCGTCTGCGGCGGGGAGCCTTCCGATTGCCTCTTCGTAATCTCGTTCATCCAATAATCCTTTCAGAAATGTGACGATCAGGGCCCGGACGTCGTTGTCGTCGCACTGCCCATCCTCGGGCTTGCGACGCCGAAGAACCCGGACCGAACTCTTCTCCTGAAACCGCTGCGCGATCTCCGGAGCCTCCGCACGCAATCGCTTGACGTTGATCGCGTTGCGCTCCTGCTGGAAGTAGGTCCACACGCCCCAGCGGCCCGCGTCGGCGATCTCCGCGTCCCCCATGTAGCGTAGCAGCTCCGTCTTCGCCTCCCGGAGCTTCTCGTCCACGACGCCGGCCAGATATCGCAGGACCTCCACTCGCATGGCCGACGTCTCCGGAATCGCGACGCTCTTGTCGGGTATCCGCTGCATCCGCCGCACGATCTCCTCCGACGGCAGACAACCCGGCGGCGGGATCCGGGCCTCGACGTGGTCGGCCCAGAATTGCTCGATCCGCTCCAGGATCATCTCGCCAAGGTCAGCCACATAGGGGATCTGGTAGAGGCCGAAACCGCGCCCGCCCAGAAACACCGCGACGTGGCACCGGGTTGGACGGGATTCCATGGCAAGCATGTGGCCGTGGCACTGCAGGATGACGCGGGGAGGAACCTCGTCGCTGCCGAACTCGCCCCAGTTCTCACGGATGGGGCCGTACAACCCGGCCGTCTTCGCCTCAAGGGGCTCGCGGGTCTCCTGAATGATGGCATCAATGTGCGCCCCGAGATGTGTCCCCTTGCGGCGGCGAAAGCAATTCACCCTCACCGATCCGAGTTGTTCTTCCGCGTACTCCAGGACGGCCCGTTCGAAGATCCGACCGGCCTGCATCGCCTCGTTCTCTGGAATCGAAGCGGCCTGACGCGTCTTCTCTAACCAGACGTCATAAGCGGTCCTGAATGGGTCCTGGCCGAAGAGCGGGGCTATGTCCGTACTGCCGATGTAGCGGCTACGGTCCCTTGCCTGGGCCTTCGTGATTGGCACAAATCACTTCCCTTCTCCCCTCTCGGCGGGCACCATGAACGGCTCGACGTCTTCCCGGCGGATCCGCCAGCCCCAAGTGAGCCGACGGGCCGTCGGGATCTTCCCCTTGTAGATGTACGCCAGAACCGTCCGCTCGGTCACCCGAAGCAAACGCGCTACTTCTCGAACCGTCAGAAGTTCCGTATCTGCCATGTCAAACTCCCTGTGTTGGGCGGGCATAATAACAGATAGTCCATGAAAGTCAATAGGCAATCTGAGAAAAATATGAGATACCAGGCCAGATTCGGTTTTTGTCATTAAATAACATTGATTTCTTGACTTAACCCGCCTGCTGTGGTAAAACGGGTAGAACGTACGTGGGGGATTCTGATTCGCGCGGCAGGATGAAGCGAGAAAGGGTAGTCACGCATGACGAGGAGGGACAATAGTTTCGGGGAGTATCTTCGGCGCCTGCGGCTACGTACCGGTCTGAGCGTCGTCGAGGTCGCCAGCAGGGCGAAGATTGACCCCTGCACCTTCTGGAAGAACGAGACGGGTAAGGTCCGGACGATGCAGGCGAAAACCCGCCTGCGCCTCTGCAGGTTCTACGGCATCACGCCGGAGATGATGATCAACATGCAGATGCCGGGCGAGTCGCCCTCGCCGCCGGCTGACGGTCGCATGGTGGTCGTCGAGATCCACGCCACGCCGGACGGCGATCTGGTCATCCATCCCGGGCCCGGATTTATCGAGACGATCCTCCGAAGACTCGGGCGCGTTCCCGGCGGGTCTTGACGAGCCGCAGGAGGACGACGGCCAGGAGGGCCAGAAGGCCCCACGGAAGCCACCGGTCGTAGACGCGGTTGTCGGTCTTCTGGATGTTCGCCAGCCCGTTCTGTGTCGCCGCCTGGGCAGTCTGGACCTTTCGGCCGACCGCCTCGATCGTCGTATCGGCCGCCGCCTGAATCTCGCCAACGATCTCCGTCTTGACCCCCGTCAGGTCCTGCCGGGTGACGACGTCGGCACCCGCCTCGTGGCCGGCCTTCGCGATGCAGGAGGCACAGAGGAGGGAGATGCAGAGTCCGTATCGCATGAACGTCTCCATTGCCGGGCCGCGAACGCGGCCATCTTGTTCACATCCATCTCGATCAGGCAGTCGTCCGGGTGGTAAATGTGCACATTCTTCCGGAGGTAGCGCCCGAATCGAGTCCAGAACTTCGCGTGCCGGCGGGAGACCGCCGCGACGATCCGGTCCTTCCCCGC